TAAAATAGGCAAAAAATATATCATAGTAGACGGGTATTATGGCAGATTCTTTATTGATTCATTGCTACAAGATGCCGGACAATATTCCTCTAACTATCAAGCATACACTACAAGACAGCAAATCGAGGAGGAAAGAGAAATGCAGACACTTAGAGATAAATTAAGAAAATATTTTGATGGCGTGTGGGGCGAATCGCGGAAACTCACTCTACAACAACTTAGAAAAGTAGATAATATTATTTCAGAAAAATGAAAACCCGCACCTTCCACAATGCTATTTGCACAACCGACATTACAAGGTTCATGCTATGGCTCGCCACCAATGATATGGCGGGAAAGAAAACAGATACCATAAAAACAAAACTCGGAACACTTTATATTATTCACAACTAAAACAAATAAAATCATGTAACAAAAAGGAATTATGGGATGGCTATTCTTCGGAACATTCGTTATTGTAGGACTAATCGTTTTATCAATGCGGGGATGCCCGCAGTACAATGTCTATCAACAGCGCAAGGCAGGGGAAGCGAAATTAGCGGAAGCGGAATCCTCTCGGCAAATAGCCATAAAAGAGGCAAGCGCAAAGCAACAGAGCGCATCACTATTAGCACAAGCCGACACTATCAGGGCACACGGAATCGCCCGCAGCAACCAAATAATCGGGCAGTCATTATCGCAACCGTACCTACATTGGTTTTGGATTGATAACATTGATAAAAGCAATAACGTAATCTATGTACCCACAGAAGCAAACATTCCTATTATGGAAGCGGGCAGGCACGAAATACAACCAAAATAAAAACTAAAACACAAACATCATGGAAACATTAAAAACAAAAATCACCGTAACCGAAAAGCGGGAAGTTGAAAAGGAAATTGAATTGCCGTACTATTCAAAAAGCGAGTACGAACATTATGTAATTTACGGAGATGGCAAAACCGTAACTGTTTGGCTGAACAAGGCGCAAACCACCACCAATATTTCTACTATTGATTCCGCAAACGACTACGAAAAAGCAATCGCAGCCGAACCATGCACCGAACAGGAGTTTTACGAAGCCATGCAAAAAGCCATCTGCATAATTGCAGTAGCATCTAATTTGCTGATTGATGTAGGGAGATTGCCAGAACCTAAAGATTTTGAAACCGCAAGCACCGAACCCAATGTATCAATTTAACTTCCGTAAGATTTGGAACGAATCGCTGCCAATGACGCAGCGTGAACCGAAGGAGCGCAACTACCTGTACGCCTCTGAACTATACAAGCCAATGATTGACCGCTACCTTGCGCTCAAAGGAACGCCACCATCAAATGTACCCAACGAAAGGTCATTCAGAAAATTTTGGAGTGGCAACGCATGGAACTTCATTGCGGGGCTGGTATTACATCAGCTTGGCATTGTTCAGGCGGCAGAACACGTTGTCAATATCGAAGATTTGCCCGTACCCGTTCATGGCAGGCTTGACTACCTTGTTGGCGGCATCCCGGACTATGACAAAGCCCGCAAAACAATATCCTCTTACCCCTTTGAAAAAGAAATGATGGAACGGTTTATGACAGTCATCAACAACTTTGAACAAACCGTAGGGCATCAGGAAATCGAACTAATGGTACACGAAATAAAATCCTGCTCCGAATTTGTTATCAACATGATTAACGAGGGCGGGCATATTACAGGACACGATTTACAGGTTTACCACTACCTGAAAGGATTGAATATGCAGCGCGGGGTAATATCCTACATCAGTAAAAATGATTCCCTGATGGGCGATGTTATTATTAACCATCCTGACGCTAATCTTGAAAATCTTTACATGGGCGACTTGTTACTTTTGAGAGGATATTTAGATGACAATACCCGCCCAGAACCACTCTCATTAATTACCTTTGAGGGCAAATTTAAAAAGCGGTTGGATATTGAATACAGCAATTATTTAACTCTTGTGTATGGCTTCAAAGAACCTATGGAGTATTCCGATTCAGTTAAAGGACAAGTCAGCAGATGGAATCGTGTCTTGGCTCGGCTAAAAGATATTCAGGATGGCAAGCGTGGCAAACCCACCAAGAAAGAACCCGAAGGAAAATTAGTAGCATTAACCGATAATAACAAATCCGCGATAGATGAAATGTCAAAGGACGGGTATAACGCTTACGAACTTGCCAAAGAAGCCGTAATTATAGAGGAAGAAATTGAAGAAACAGAATAACAATGGTAGATTTCAGCAAACATTTAGACAGAAATAAACATTTAAACAATCAAACAAATATCACAATGACAACAAACGACATTCCGGGAACGGGAAAAATTTACGACAAAAAAAGGTTTTACCTTAACATCATTAACGGCAAGCTGGCTCAAAAAGTAACTCCTGAATCCGAAGGGGCGCAAAAGCGAACCTACAAAAAGAAAAATGGGGAGGAAGTAACTAAGTATGAAAAGTATTATGCCACTATTGAAGGATTGCTGGCAGATGTAATTTTACAGGACAGCGACTTCGGGGAACAGATACTTATAAAGCTAACCCCAAACAACGAATCAGAAGTTATTGTTCAACTGCCGTTTAACTCACGGGAGGCGAACAAATTCCTGTTAAAGCTGCCCAACATCAATCCCAAGCAATTAGTTAAATTATCCCCGTACAACTTTTCAGACAAAGAGGATAAAGAAAAAAAGATAATCGGGATGAATGTATTTCAGAATGAAGTTAAAATTGCGGATTACTACACGCCCGATAAAGCAAACGGCTATCCCTACCCCGACAAAGGCGATGACGGCAAATTCGTTTACCTCGACAAAGACGAATTTAAAATCCTCACCATCAAACAGGGTAAATTCCTGAAAGGTGAACTCGAAAAGTGGAGGATGAACCACCAACCCGAACAAACAGGAAATGTATCTATAAGTGCTGATGAAGTTCCTCCATTGACCATTCCTGTAAATGATGATTCTTCGGGTTTGCCCTTCTGATGTAAGATTGTGTTTGTAGTTTATTGATAGAGGCGGGGTGTAAAAGCCTCGCCTTTTTACATTAAAAAACCGAGAGTGCCTATGAGTTCACCCTCGGTAACTTTAAAAACTAAACACTCTAAAAACACTAAACCATGAATAAAAAAAACTTCTTTAATCTTTCATGTAAACTGTTTTGCCGTTTTCTTTGACGGCTCGCAAATTCTCATAACCCTTGTTATTTCTTGTATTTACAGACAAGTGAACCCAAGAATCAAACTCCTGTATTAGTTGGCGGTATGGTAGACTTGAATGTTTAATAAATTGATAAAACTGCTCAACCGTCCAGCCCGGTACTGTCATATCAACCGCTTCGTAAAGGCAATGCCGCGAGGTTGCAGCCCCGCCAATGGCTTTATTTAGTTCGGGCGAACGATACCCGGAGCTTATCCTTATCGGTGTTCCTATAGCTTCCCGCAGGGGTTCTAATAAAGTATTGCACAGGTAGCCAAGTTTAATGATACCGTCTTCTGTCGGGGTATTGTTTATTCCCAGCCTGATTGCGGTTTGCGAGAATGTTAGTTCCTCTAAAGTAAAATGTTCGCTCAACTTCATATTAAATGCTTTGTGGCTTGTATGATTTGATTCAATCTTTCAATTTCTTCTTCCCTGCCCGTTATTTTGTCGTCCACGTAGTTTACCAATTCTCTTAAAATCTGTTCATCTGGCGCATCATTGTTTTTGAGCCGGTCAAGGATTTGGGCGAGTTCGGATTGTATCTGTATGCGGTTCATTTTTATTCTTCTTCCACTTCAATATCCCTCCACTCTTGACATCCATCATTAGACTGCCACCTTTGTTGTAATGTTCTCTGGGTAGCATCATGCTTAAAAACTTTCCATCTAAATATGGCGGTTGGTGTCCATGATTTTATGTTGGCGATATCAAGAGTAATAGTATCGGGTTGTTCTTCCATAAGTGTATATTTTTTAAAGTTTGGAAACATTAAAATGTTATTGCTATCCCGCCTATGGGAGTTGAGTTTAAGAAATTATATCCGATTAAAAATTGTCTTTTCTTTTTGTCATTGTAAATTACTAACGGTGAGGCTAAATCTTTTCCGAATATTGCGCCTACTCCAAGTGTTCGTTTTGCTGATGGCATCCGAATCTCTTTTAAATTGTGTCGCCATGTGATGCTTACCGAATCGGAGTACCCCACAACCTTTTCCATAACTTTGATGCTAATGAGGCTATCTCCTGCGCTGTACGAATAATTACGTACCCGCATAAGGCTATCAAGTAAATTATCGCTGCTAAGAATCTCAATATCCATGTCCACGCTATCTCTATGGCTGTTCCAAACTTCCCTAAGACTGTCGAAGTTGATTTTTTTATCACGGTATATAATTTTGAGAACTTTAATCGGGTCTGCCGCCTCTGTTGCAACCGGCTTCTGATTTGTAAATGTCGAGCTATGCGTTGACGTGTCTGCTCGTTGAAGTATCGCACCCTCGTTGCCATCTCCCTTATTGCATTTTATCTCCCATATTATCATTAACAGGATGCCAACTACTATTCCGATAAGAATTTGTTGCCATTTCATCTAATAACAATAATGAATATACGCTCCTATTAATGAACACATCGCTACAAATAAGATTACTTCAATCAGGTGTATTACCCACATCTTTGGTCGCCAGCCGCTTGGTGCGCTCATTCCTCAAACAGAATTTTAATCGTGTACTCCACATCGTTTTCAAAAACTTTTACATACAGCCCCTCACCTAATGCTTCCCAATCCGTTGTTAGCTCCTCTCTGTCCTCTGCATTTAATTCGCTTTCTAAAACAGTGTAGGACAAGTTCTGTTCCGTGTCGCCCCGCTTTATGCGGTCTGATATGTATTCTTTGGCTTCGGTAAATGTCATTAGTGTGTTGACTTGTACCGCAACGTCATCACCCAATCAATAAGCAGGTTCGGGGCGGTGGCGATAAAGGCAAGTGTCGCAAATTGTACTGTGCCTGCCGATGTGCTGTTATACAAGTAGAAGAAACCCGTTGATACAATCAGGTTGAACCAGTTTTCGTTTATCCACCGCTTCCAGTCAAAGGCGGTGCTGTCCGATTTTGTGCGGAACTCGGCAGTGTAGTAGATTGCCATTATAATCAGAAATGTCATCCATGATGCAACGCTGAATGAGGCGTAGGTTGAGGTAAGAAGGTTTGTTAGGAAATCCATATTTTTATGTTTTTATTTTTGCGCCAATTTAAGTATTTGATGTTTGTGAATTACGGGGTTTGAAACATTTTATTAACAACATTGTTTAAAACTTTTTATTATTTATTTTTGTATTATTAGATTATTGTATTATATTTGCAGCCATAACGGTCAGAAAATTAATTCTCGTTTGGCTTTTTGCCTATAAAAAATCAGACGAGAAAAAAGACAAATGGAATTTAATTTTTATGTTATAAGATGAAAATTTTGGGGATTCGATGTAAAGAGCCGAGTAAAGTAGGTCGGACAACTAAGAGTAATGAAAAGGTAAGGGGTTGCTGTAACGAAAGTTGCACACTGCAAACCGAAGTAACAAATGATGTTGTGGGCTGGTTCGGAATAATAAGTTGGATGCCCCAAAATTATTTGAGCGATGGCAAGAGATAATGCACCAATAAAAAACACCTGCCCAATTATAGATGATGTGGTAAGCTACATTGATGGGTTCAGAAGGGAATTTTCCAATGATGAAACAGAGGTTGATTTCAAGAACGCACTTAGCGTATTAGAAGATGTGCGGGGAGCAAATTCAACATTGAGGGATTGGGGAAACGAGGAATATAATAGAGCCGAAGAACTGGAAAAAGAACGAGATGAATTAGAGCGTGAGAATAAAACGCTAAAAGCAGATGTTGAATATTACGAGGGCAAGGTGAAAGAATTGGAAAAGGAATTGGATGCAGTAACTTCAAACTTAACGGAGCGTGGGCAATTTTAATTTATTTTTTTTTCGTTCATACCAGCACGAACTTAAATACGGAGCGATACACCCCCATTGCTTTAACGGATTGCAGCCTTACGCTGGTGGGCTTCTTTTTTCAGCCCACTTGCGTTAAGGGTGCTGTTATAACCAGTGCGGATTATATGAGAAAATTAACTTTAAAAACGATAAACAAATGAGCAAAATTTACATTAGCGGAAAGATTACAGGCATTGAAAATGAAGCACCTTTACTATTCGCAAAAGCAGAAAAAGAACTACAAAGCAAAGGGCATGAAACTGTGAACCCGATGGCATTGAACCACAACCATGATAAGACATGGCACAGTTACATGAAGGAAGATATTAAAGCCCTTTGCGATTGTGATACTATTTATATGCTTGCGAATTGGAGAGATAGTAAAGGTGCGATTATAGAAATGGAAATTGCGAATATGATAGGGCTGAAAGTTATTTACGAAGCGGAATGTTAGCATTGGTTATAACGAGCCGGGCGTTAAAGAAGGCGGGATTAGAAGCCCTCACTTCCGCTTACCACTGATGCCAATTAAAAGCACTACACTATGAATAACCACTACGCCCCGCTTTCTTTTAACGCCATGTTAGCGGTGTGCGTTGGCTTGTGCGGTTGCCCGTTTCGTTTTCTTCTTTTTTATTTTTTGTGCGGGGCAATCATTCAATCATTTTTTGTTGTTGAAAACTTTTTTAAGAAAGATTTGGTTTGTAAGGTTATTGTATTTACATTTGCATTACAAATTTAAAAACAAAACAAAATGAAAAACGGAAGAATTAACGAAAGAAACATTGGCAATATCACTCTTGAAGGTGAGCCAAAGAAACGCAATCGGAAAACATTAACCGATAGCGAAAAGCAACTTGCAAAAGCATTACTGCAAAAATTCTTTGATGCTTTTGAATGGGACAAATCATTACAGGGCTACACCGAAGGCGGTAGAATTACCTGCATGATTGACCAATTACAATTTAATGAATTAACCTCTTTAATCAATAAGCTATGACAGAAGACCAAATGTATGATGACATTAGAACGCAAATGCGTGGAACTGATGTAACCGCTTTAGAGGCACTTTGCAACACTCTTAAAAAGGCACGAACAGAAGTAAAGCCATTCTACAAAGGTGAAAAGCATCTGTATGTAAAATGTGATGGTATTCCCTGGACAAGTATTTCAATCATTCAATTTTTGGCAAGTTCAAACGGTTTAACTTGTAGGATTGTAGCTCTACCAAGAGAAATACAGTTAGAGGATAGAAAAGAAACAATTTGCACACCTTACATAAATATTTACAAGGCATGAGTAAAACACCGATGAACTTCCGAATGGAAGATGAACTTGTGGAGCAACTGAAAAAAATTGCTGACCATGAAAACCGTTCACTCACAAACCTGATTGAAACGGAACTGAAAAAGTTTGCTCAAAATCATTCAATCATTATTTCATTAGAGCGTGGGCAAAAAAAAATAAAAAAGAAGAAAACGAAATGACCGCTAACGATACAATAAACGAATCTGTATTGATAATCAAACAACAATGACGCACAAAGAAAAGTTTTTATCGGTTCTTTCTGTTAGAGATTTGCAACCAAATACTGTTAATACTTATACGACTATTTTTGATTCTTTCATGCGATATTGCATTTCTTTGAAATTAATTCCCGAAGATGTTTCAAGAGAGCAACTTATTTTTTATGTTTCAAAAATTAATTCTGATTCAATGAAGTGTCAGGCAATAGGAATGCTCCATAATTTTTATGAGTTCGCTTTAATGCAGGGGGTTAAGTTATACAATTTCCCATATCCGCATAAAAAACGCGAACTACCGGATTATTTAACCCCACAAGAGCTTAAATTGCTTTTTGACAATGTTTCAAATATTAAACAGCGAACAATTCTAAAACTTCAATATGCTTGCGGACTTCGTGTGCATGAGGTGTGTAAGATAAAGCGAAGTGATTTTATAAAAAAATGGGATGGCAATAATGAAAGATTTGTTTACGATTTAAAGATAATAGGAAAAGGCGGACATTATGGAATTATACCCGTACCAGAAGAAACAATTAATGAGATTTTTTCTTATTGGAAATGGTTAAAAGAAAGGCATCCTGAATATTTATTTAAAGGGCAGTTTCGGTCATCGTATTCAACAGCAACAGTTCAGCTAATTATAAGAAAAACATTGAGAAGTCTTGGAATAATAAAACGTGGTTCATCGCACCTGCTTAGAACAAGCCGGGCGGTTCACCTTCTTAATGCCGGAATAGACATTGCGTTTATTCAACGGCTTCTCCGACATCGTAGCATAAAAACGACACAGCAATATTTGGGATTCAAGACCGATGATATGCGGGTAGTGTTCAGAAATGCCGACCTGTTTTTACAAAAAGAATTTGAAATAAATCACAAACAATTAAAACAAGCATGACAGAAAAAGAAAAAATTATCTTCAACGACATCGAGGCAAAAGCGGAGTACAGAAAGCAGTTCCACCGCCTGCTGCCTACATCCGATATTGACAAACGATTTACCGTATCTGACCTCTATCGGATGGCATTAAAAAAGTATTTGCCTGAACTTAAAAAGTTAAAGGAATGGAGAGTTTAAGTATCTTTACAAAACGGTTTTAGTTTTTATTTTTTATTCCCGCAGGTCGGTTTCGGGTTAGTTGCTGACTTGCGGTTTTTTTATTACCTTTGTCTTATTAAGCACGAATCACTTT